GTAAGTGTAAATCCCTTCCCCCATCAGCGGCTACATCAGCGTGGATTAGACGCCTACCGGTAAAATGATTAGGTTCGTGCCTTTGGAAACAAAAGCAACGCGTTCGCAGCTCCCGACGCTCTGTAACTCATACTTCTTTTGCATTTCATCAATTAAATACAATGGCACATTATCCCATTTTTGTTTCTTAATAAATAATGTGGTAGTATACTCTCCTGATTGTTGAGGCATCATGCTCGCTAACATCGATAGCCGTTCATCTTTGATCTTGCGTATCCTGCTGATGCGCTCAATATAAGCTGAAGTGATATATGAAGCTCTTGCTCCTTCCTCCTCCTCCGAATCCTCATCGTCTTCTTCAATTATAATCTCACCCATATCGGGTTTCTTCCATTCCACCTCTTGCGTTCTGAACTGCTCTTGACTTCTTTCAAGATCTTCCCTCTTCCTCTCACTATCCAATTTGAATGCTTCGATTCTCTGTCGTTGCTCCGCCAATCTAATCTCCAGCGCCTCACGCCGTTCAGCCTCCTGATCGCGTTCTTGAGTCTCGCACGTCCAATCATTTACTACGCCGCCAGCTAGGTTCTGGTCTTCATCTGAATCTGGCTGTTCATGCCAACGCTCAGTTTTGAACGCTGGTTTATGAGGTTGTTCAACCGCACCTTTTTCGCGTTCTTCTCTGATTTTTTGTCGTAGCTCTCTGATATCGTATTTTGATCTTTGGACCCCGGGTAACTCAGGAAGCTCTCTCCTATCAAAATCATTCCTCGTGTATGGTGGTACCATCCCCATACCCTTCGACACTTTGATTTCCGCGTCCACCAACGCTCCGTTTATATTTAGAACCGTGGCCATTGGTACGCATGAGATCGTTTCAAATTTCCACTCTTCCCATCGTTCTTGCGTACCCTCTACCCCATCCGCCGAAATCATCAAACTAATGACATCATTTCCATCCTGAATTCGATATGCGCCAACATCACAGATTTCCAACACATATCCCTTCGGTTCTGGAGTCGCAACCGCCTTCAAAGCGAAGTTCCTCCCTATCTTGATTTGACAATATGGCAATGATTGTCTTGCTGCTATTTGTCCGCATAGTGTTTTCCGCTTTTGATCAAGAACAAAAACGTTCTTCGTGAATCTTCTCTGCTTTTGCTCCATTGCACAAGGAATTTTTAAC